GGTAGTGTTTGGTTTGTCGCCATAGAAGGCAACATCACCCAACTCGATGCTCACGACCATAACGGCACAAATTCCCCCCAACTTGGAAATGCGGCAATTCTTTCCTCTGCTGCAATTGCAAGAACAAAAATAGCAACTGGAACAGCTTATAGGGTTCTCGCAAATACTTCCGCTGGAGTGATGAGTGAAAATGCGGCGCTAACGTTTCATCGGGTTATAGTTGCTGACACTGGTGGGCAGCTAGCAAATAACGCAGCTCTCACAGCTGCTCACGTAATTTATGCCGACGCAAACGGGGAATTAGCTGGGGAAGCAACGCTTGCTAAGTCTCGCGGCGGCTCGGCTCAAGATAATTCTTCGCTCACATTCCCTGCTACTGGAACACTAGCAACTATTGCCGGGGTGGAAGTATTCACTAACAAAGATATCGACGGCGGAACAGCTTCAAACTCATCTCGTATTACCGTACCGAAAGCATCTCTTGCAACACTAGCCGCTCTAACAAGAAAAGAAGGCGTAATAGTTTATGCCTCAGATGTAGACAAACTATATAAAGATGACGGAGTCATTTTAACAGAGATTGGCTCTGGTGGTGGTGGTTCAATAAACTACATCTTAAACCCAGACGCCGAGGGTGATGTTGCAGCAGCACTCCCTAGCGGATGGGTAACATATCTCGATGCCGCTGGTACAACGCCAGTAAATGGCGTTGATGGAACAGCGGTAAGCACTTTCGTTGCAAGCTCAGATACAACCCTTCGCGGCACAAAGAATTTACTATGGACTAAATCCGCAGCGAACAGACAGGGTGAAGGGTTCTCTTACCCATTCACAATTTCAGCCGCCGACCAAGCCAAGGTTCTAAACGTATCTTTCGACTACATAGCTTCAAGTGGAATGGTTGTTGGTAGCTTAGCTGATATGGCCGTGTGGATTTATGACATGGACAATTTGGTCCTTATCCCAGTGTCCCCGTATCAGCTCCAAGGTAACGGAACACTTCCAAACAAATTTACAGGCACATTTCAGACAAATGTAAAAGCAGCTTCGCCAGTAGCGCCCTTGCAATATAGATTAATCATCCACACATCTACCGTGAGCGCCGTTGCCTACACGCTTCGTATAGATAACGTAGTCGTGGGGCCACAGATCCAATTGTACGGCGCTCCTATTAGTGATTGGGTTGCATACACACCTGCAAGTACACAAGGGTTTGGAACTGTAACCAGTGCAACTTTCTATTATAGAAGAGTAGGCGACTCGGTAGATTTAAAAGGGAGATTCAGTGCGGGAACCGTATCTAGCTCTGAATTAAGGATTAGTCTCCCAACTGGAATGACTTCCGCTGATTCTACAAGAATAGACGGAACTGCCTCTCTATGTGGGTATGCAGTAAGAGGCGGCGCTGGGGCGCAGATAAATGACATATTAATTGAGCCCAGCGTAACCTATGTGACAATAGGACAGCAAGCCTCAGGAACTAGTGGGCTTACCAAAGCCACCGGCACCGGCGCTCACTCTAACAGCGAAGCATTCGCGTTCTTTGCAACTGTTCCCGTAGCAGGTTTTTCAAGCACGGTTTTGATGAGTAACGATACTGATACGCGAGTCGTGGCAGCGGTGGTATCGGGTGACGCGGCCTCTGCTACAGTAAATAACCCAATCATTTTCCCAACTGTTGGTAGCGATACCCATTCGGCTTATTCGAATAGCACTGGTAAGTACACTGTGCCAGTCTCGGGTTACTACCAAATCCAAGGAGCACTACAAAGCTCTACTGCTGGAGGTAGAGACATTTATGTTTACGTTGATGCGGTAGCCGGTGCGTTCTTAGGATTAATACCAACGTCATCGAATGGAACATTTGCCGGAATAGTAAAAGTAACCGCGGGGCAGCTTATTCACATCGGGGCTGATGGAACAATAGACGTTACGGCAAATAGTAACATGTCTATTTTCAGACTTACCGGCCCATCAGCAATTGCAGTAAGCGAAAGTGTAAATGCTAGATATACAATGAGTGCAGCTCAGGCAGTAACCACCACGGCAACAGTTATTGCCTATGACACAAAAACTTTTGATAGTCACAATGCCATGTCTGGAGGTACGTTTACTTGCCCTTCCAGCGGTAAATACCGGGTTACGGCGTCTACAGAGGAGGCGACTAACACAGGCGTTGTTGGCTCAAATTCAACTGTTTTGCAATTATATAAAGATGGCAGCAACTATTCAAATATTGCGTATATCATAAATGAAACCGTGCAAAACACACAAAGAGTTGTTAATGGCTCCGACATCGTGAGCTGTGTGGCTGGGACGCTTCTCAAATTAATGATTTCAAGAAGTGCTGGAGCAAGCGCACATAACACCTCAACCGATACAAACTCAAATTATGTTTGCATTGAACGAATCGGAAACTAAACAATGCCCTATGATTTCTCCCCACCGTTAGAGGTATTGGATTTTAGTGGTGGTTTTTCAGATAATTATCTGGATGCTCCAATAAATCAGGGTCAGACATTTGAAAACTTCCTAGTTCAAAAAAATAAAAAGATTCTATCTCGCTCTGGAACTTTAATATACGACTCCACCGCCTACCAAATCCCCGCTGGAAATCAGCGAATAGGCAGACTTATTTTTCACCCGCAAACTGAATTGTTTGTTCAATCGGCGCGTGCGCTGTACTACATAAATTCTACATACCAGACCTTGGTCGGTCCGGTAGATTCTAATCCAGCATTTTCTGCAAACACGGTAACAAATTACATATCAGATTCTAGGTGGAAGAACCATGTTTACATGGTGTCTGATAGTTTTGCTGACCCAATAAAAGTTTATAAAGATTCTGGAAATACATGGAGAGTAAATACAGCCGGACTCCCTTCGCTTGATTTAGAGGGCGCTGTTGATTTAGCAAATGCGATTAAAACTGCGTACAACGTGCATATTGCAGACATCACATCTAAGCACACTGCCGCAGATACGGCCCATATTATTACAGCCGCAAATGCTTACGATTTTGATACGCTAGTAGCTCTTGTAACTGAGTTACTGACCGACTTTTCTTTACACGATTTAGACGATGCAAGTGGCGCCGGGAGTTATCACCAAGCCGCAGGAGCCGCAGGCGCACTAACCTCGACAGTGGCGCCAACAACTACCCAAGAGTGTATTACTAAACTTGCCGATTTAAGAACGCAGTATAATCGTCACGATAACGATGCGGCAGCACACACTACTGGCGGCGACAGATTAGTTACAGTCGTACAAACACCAGAGGTTACTGGCACTGTAGGAACCGGAAATTATCTTTATAAGCTTCACTATCGGCACACTTACACTGTTGGGACAGTTACTTTTGAAGTACAAGGCGCAACACTTGAAATAAGCGGGCTTTTACTCTCAACCGGAACAAAAACGGTTTCTTCTATTCCTGCAATATCTAACGGCTCAACTCGTTGTTACGACACTGCAACTATTACGTGTGACGTATATCGCACAGAAAACGCCGGGACTGTTTTTTACTACGTTGGGAGGGTTACTAATGGCACAACGAGCTTTTCTGATACTGTTACTGACGCTGTCCTTGTTGATAATCCTACAATCTATACTAATGGCGGGGCTCTAGACCACGACACTCCCCCAAGAGCAAAATTTATTCACGTTGTAAATAACACAACCATTTTTGCAAACGTCAAAGAAGGCTCCGTAAACTATCCCACAAGGTTTAGGCAATCTGTCCCTGGTTCCCCTGACCACTGCCCGGAATCTTTGGGCGATGATGTTGAGATACCAATCACCGGATTAAATTCCGTTGGCCTTTACCCGATTATTTGCGGGCGAGATAGAACGTATCGTCTCGAAGGTATCTTTGACGAGTTAGGAAGGGGAACCGTACAGTCGCGGGAAATTTCCAGAACCAAGGGAACTGTTTCAAATCTATCAATGGTGCAAATTCCTGGCGGATTGGTATTTGCAGGTATTGACCAGTTTTATTTTACTGATGGGTATAGGGTTTCTCCGATAGATGTCCATCATGTGGAGAGTTATAAAGAGCTTGTTTCTCTAGCCGCGTATGAACAAAAAATTTCAGGGCGTTACGACTCTGCTGAAAACAGGGTCTATTGGTGTGTTGCAGACAAGACTACAAATGCGGATAATAATAAGTTATGGGTACTAGACCTTAACTTTCCAACAGCTCTTTCTCCGGAATCTACGTTTACCAAATTTTCAAACACTGACAGCTGGAGCCCTACCGACGTAGAGTTTTATACTAACGCTTCTGCCATAAGAACTTTTGTAATTGCAGACACCAGGGGATACCTTTTTAAGTTTAATGATAATACGTTTACGGACCCGGATATTAACACCGCTACTAACCCAAGCACATGGCCAACCAATCAGGTTATTTACAACTACAAATCTTTCGCAACTTCTTTTGGAACAGTCACTAATTTTAAGTTTGTCCCGTCCATCACGTTACAAGCCAAAAATGTTGGCGACGTGACGGTACAGATTAATTCTAATAACGAAGACTCAGGGCTGTTTAAAGCTTTAAAGCCAATTCGCAAACGCGGCGGCATTACCTGGGGCGACCCAAACATACTCTGGAATTCTGGAAGCATTGAGTATCTATGGAACGTAAACGCTCTAATACGAGAACTCAGACTTTTCCCAGCTGGAAATTTGCGTATGGTTTACAAACAAATCCAAATAACGAATGCGTACACAATCATTATTAACTCAGACACTTTTGGAACGGGTAACATTTCAGATAGTGCAAAAACGCTTACACTCACAGATGTTACACAATCCTTACCAACCGATATTGTAAATTACCATGTCAGCTTTGCTGCCGATTCTTACACAAAAGATTTTCAGATACTAACCCGCAATTCCGCCACTGTTCTTACGTTCTCGGATACAAGTAACCTGTCTGTCACCGCAAGCGCCTCTGCGTGGGTTATTAAAGGATACCGAAAAGGGGAACAGTTAAGCCTTCTTTCCTATACGCTCGCAAATGCACTGCTAGGCCAACACCAGACGGTTTACCGAGGGGAAACCGGGGGGAATGCCTAATGCCACAAATAGAGTACGAACTTTCTGGAGTTAAGGATCCGATAGTACGGGACGTGTTGCAGAGCATCAGGGATTTTCTAAGAAAATTCACTCTTTTCTCGGGGGAGTGGGAGGTTTTTGAGTTTGTTTTTACTCAGGCGGAAGACAATATAAAAATACCGCACCGACTAAAATTTACTCCTAAAGACATCTTACAGACTGCTATAATAGGGGATGCGGGTGTAATCTGGCATTACGATTTATTCGACTCCACAAATTTAAATGTTACAGTTAGCTCTGCTTGTACTGTGCGCGCCCTCATAGGGCGTTTAAAAATTGGGGGACGTGTTTAGTGCAACTCTTTACCTATTCAGATATAAAGACAAAGTTGCTGAATGATTTGGATATTCAAGACTTGGACTTTATCAATGGTGAGACAGAGCTTCTCGGTTATATCAACGAGGCGCTTAATGACGCTGAGGCGTTGGTACACACACTAGGGCTAGAGGCTGATTATTTTCTAACCCCCTCGACGATTACCCTCGTATCCGGTACCGAGGACTACGTGCTGCCCACAAATATTTACGCCTCTAAGATAAAAGCACTTTTCTATGTCAACGGAGAAAAAAAGTATGAGATTATTCGCATCAGGAATTTGAGAGAAACGCCCTACTTCCAAGCTGGTGAATATTATAAGTACCAGCTGCTTACTACTACCGGCACTGCCAACAACATGCGCATGCGCCTTTATCCAACTCCTGCAGAGTCCGGTGCGTTTCTAACAATGTGGTATATCCGAAATCTGACGACGATGACAACCAGCACTGCCGCAACAAATGTTTGCGAGTTGCCAGAGTCGGTTAACTTTTTACTGCAACATTGTAAGGTTAGAATTTATGAGAAGATGGGAAATCCGAACCTGCAGCTAGCGATGCAGCAATTGCTTATACAAAAACAATTGATGGTGGAGACGCTTCAAGAAATGGTCCCAGATGAAAATACTCTAGTGGAGCCGGACTTAAGCTTTTATGAAGATGCGTACTCTGACCGCTGGAATACTTACTAGGAGATATTATGGCCACAGTTTCTTTACAAAGAGGCGGAACAGTAATGCGCGTCCCGGTGGAACGCATGGGAG